GTGATTGTACCTACGGATTGTTCCCTCTTCGTTCCACGGGGTAAAAAGCAAAGCAATCGCTATGCTAATCCAACCCACATCGCCCGAGGGGGAGGGGAAAAATTGGCCAGTTCATCTATGTATAATATACCCACCCCAGAAAAATTCCCAGAAAACAGACTTAGTGTTTCACAACGATACACCCCATCATTCTGGAAACACCCCCACCTTGTTTTATTTTTAGGGTACCCATACCCCCCGTAAAATTTCTGAGAATCAGCCGTGTTATGCTAAGATCAACTCATGGAACTTCTTGATTACATAGGCACTCTATGGCCTGTTGGTCTCTCTTTCATCACGCTTGTCATCGTGCTGGCCAAGATGCATTCCGAGATTGACATCTTGAAAGAAAAAGTCAAGACCTTATTTGAACTATTCAATGACTTCCGAACCAAGTAAAACCACCGGCAGAGCCCGTGCCAGAAACCCGAACACCCGGTTTCTTCAGCTTGAATTCAAGTGGATGACCACGGATGAAATCCGTGAACTCATCGGGTATTATTCTCGGATTCATCGACAAGTATATGCCGAGATGAACCATGGAATCGAGCGTGATAACAAGGATGTCGTCACCGATCCTCATCTGATTGGCAAGTTGAAAAAAGAGTACTACTATCGTATGGCCCATGGTGGTACCACGGTTGCCGAGAAGTACCCGGATATTTTCACGGAAAAGGGACCGAAGAACATCAAGACTCTGAGAAAACAGGATCGTAGACTGATGAGTAAATTTGAACACTACCTCAAAAACAAGGACAAACCCAAGAACAAGATCAGGTCCAAGAAGACCATCCTGACTGACTCCAGAAAGCCACACATAAACAAGAACGGCACTTATCATGACACCACAAGCACCCGTCTTTCCAATGGTCTTACCATGCGTGAAGAGAAGTATTGCATTGAATACATTGCCACCGCCGATCCACTTGAAGCTTGGATCAAGTCCGGGTATGATATTAGTTATGAAGGCTGGGAGCGCCATGCAGTAACGTGGCGGGAAATTCCCAAGATCAAGGCACGTATCATTGAACTTATTGACGAGGCAAAAGAGAAGATGACTTGGGACGCTGAGAAAGTACTGAACAGATTTGATGAAATCTACCAGAAGGCTCTGGATGAACAGGATTTCACCAATGCCACCAGAAGCATGGAAAACATTGCCAAGCATCTTGGCATGTACGTTGAGAGATCAGAGCAGCGTATCGGGAGTCTTGACGGGATGAAGACCGAGGACATTGACAAGGACATTTCCAAGCTTGCCAATGTCGTTGGCCTCAAGGTAGTCAATGGTGGAAAATCAGAATAATATCGGGGATGACCTAAGTCTTACTCTTGATGAATTCAACAGTATCTTCGGTCTTACCCGGATGAATTCGGAGAATATTCTTTCTGAAACCGGACTAAGTCTTCTGTCTTCCACCTTTGTCAGCATTGACATGATCCGGACTGTCTTTGCTTTATCCCCAATTTTCCAGAATGAATCACCAGAATATGACCATGCCCGTGGTCTCATCTATGATATATTCATGACTCTTATGTGTCTCCATTGGGAACTCACGACTATCTTCAAGTTGAACTACCCAGAGAAATCAAAGATTCATTAGGCATCATGGACAAGGACAAGGAAAAACTCCGGGAGGCTCTTCTGGAAAAGATGGTCACCCAGTCACGGGATGATTTCTTCACCTTTACCAAGGCTGTAGCCCCGCTTCTTGTTCCTGACTTTGTCGTCGGTCGTCACATTGAGGTTATCTGTGACACCCTCCAGAAGGTATCCGAGGGTGAGATCAAGCGACAGATGGTCTTTCTTCCGCCTCGTTCGTCAAAGTCCCTGCTCTGTTCCAAGATCTTTCCGGCATGGCACATGGGATTACACCCGGCCCACCAGATCCTCTGTGTCTCCCACTCGGATCAGCTTGCCACAGACTTTGGCCGAAGTGTCCGGGACATTGTGAGCAACCCCCTTTTCTCCTTCATTTTTCCGGGTGTCTCCCTGAGAAAGGATGTCCGGGCTGCCGGTAAATGGGAGACAAACCAGAGTGGTGTCTATGTGGCAGCCGGTGTCAAGTCCCAGATTGCCGGACGTGGTGCCCATATTGCCATCCTTGATGATGTCATGTCTGAAGAGGATGCCTTCTCGGAGGCAGGCCGTAGATACATCAAGGAATGGTACCCGGCAGGTCTTCGGACTCGTCTGATGCCAAACGGGGGAATCATCATCATCAACACCCGGTATCATGAGGATGACATCTGCGGATGGCTCCTCAGAAATTCCGATGAGGATGACTGGAATGTTCTCAAGATTCCGGCATGGATTGATGAAGATTCCTCGAAAATCCTGAATCTCCCGGTAGGTTCCTCATATTTTCCGGAATGGAAATCCACTGAAACTCTCAAGAGGGACGAGATTGAAATCAAGAAGTATAACGGGACACGTTATTGGGAATCCCTGTACATGCAGAACCCGGTCCCTGCCGAGGGTGGCATCCTCAAGAAAGACTGGTTTCAAAACTGGGAACACCCGGAACCCCCCGAGTGTGACTTCATTATTCAGACGATGGATACTGCGTTTTCCACCCGGTCCACGGCAGACAATTCCGTGATTCAGACTTGGGGTATCTTTCCATCAACCGAGATTGATTCAGGTGGTCAGGAGCATATCGTCGGAAACCTGATTCTCCTGAGCAACATCGTGGGAAAATTTGAGTACCCGGAGCTTCGTCTTCTGGCCCAAGACATCTACACGGATCATTCCCCGGACGTTGTCATCATTGAGAAGAAGGCCAGCGGACAATCCCTGATTCAGGACCTGAGAAGAGCTGGGCTTCCCATCCGGGAATACACCCCTGATCGTGACAAGGTATCCCGTGTCAATGCCATTTCCCCCCTGATCGAGAGCGGGCGTATCTGGCTACCGAAAGAAAAGCCATGGAGCGAGAGCCTCCTCCTTGAGTCCACATCATTCCCCAATGCCCCCCATGATGATCAGGTTGACGCCATGGTAATGGCCGTACACTACATGCGTGAATCATGGAGACTTGAACATCCTTATGATTCATCCTATAATCAAGAAAATGGCTCAGAAAATTATTATCAAAAGCCAAAAAAGACCTACTGGAATTCAGTAGCAGCCTAATTGGAAAACAGAATGGCACTCCCAGAGTCTAATCTTATTGAATTTATTCTTCAGGACAGTATGGATATTTTTGAACCTACCCCTGAATTTGGTTTCTACGACAATCTTGCCGAGGGTTTTCTTTCAGAAGAAGACGTAGAGCGTATCGGAAGCATGGTCATGGACTCCTATGAGGCAGACAAGGAATCCCGGTCTGAATGGGAGAGCATGTTCGAGAAGGGCTTTGAACTTCTTGGTCTCAAGCTCAACACCACATCCGAGCCCTTTCAGGGTGCCTGCACCGCTGTGCATCCCCTTCTAATCGAAAGTGCCGTCAAGTTTCAGTCAAAGGCATCAGAAGAGTTATTCCCCCCACAAGGCCCGGTCAAGGCTCAAATTATCGGAGTACCCTCCGCCGAAAAGGAAGAGCAGTCATATCGAGTCCAGACATTCATGAACTACCAGCTGACGGAAGTCATGCCGGAATATTTTGATGAGTTTGAAAGAATGCTCTTCCACCTCCCATTGGTAGGCTCAGCATTCAAGAAAATCTACTATGATCCTGCCTCAGATCGTCCAGTTTCCGAGTTTGTCCCGGTTGATCAATTCTATGTCTCCTATAATGCCACGGATCTTCGTCGGGCTGATCGATACACCCATATCATCTACATGACACCCCATGAGCTTCAGAAGCAGATGATGTCCGGCATGTACCGGGATGTTGACCTTTCAGACCCCGGTGAGTTTCAGCCTTCCTCAATGAGTCAGACGATCAACTCCATCATGGGCATCGAGTTTAATGCCGAGTATGACAAGCAGTACACCCTTCTGGAACAGCATCTTTACCTTGAACTGGACGGGGATGATTTCCCATCACCCTATATTGTCACCATTGAGAAGGACAGCGGCAAAGTCCTGAGCATCAGACGTAACTGGAACGAAGGTGATCCCACCCGTGAAAAGAAGATGTTCTTCACGCACTACAAGTACGTCCCCGGCTTCGGGTTTTATGGCCTTGGTCTGATCCATTTCCTTGGCAACCTGACGATGTCTGCCACGCTTGCCATGCGTTCCCTTCTGGATGCCGGACAGTTCGCCAATCTCCCCGGCGGTTTCAAGGCCCGTGGTATCCGTATTGTCGGCGGGGATGATCCTATCGCCCCCGGTGAGTTCAAGGAGGTCGAGGCCACCGGCATGGACCTGAACAAGGCCATTGTCCCCCTTCCATACAAGGAACCCTCCCAGACTCTTTATCAGCTTCTTGGTTTTATCACGCAGGCCGGGCAGAAATTTGCCGATTCCACGGATGCTGTCGTGGCAGACTCCACGAACTATGGTCCAGTCGGAACCACTCTGGCCCTTATCGAGGCATCTGCCAAGCTTTTCTCAGCCATTCACAAGAGACTTCACAAGTCACAGAAGGATGAACTCCGCATTCTTGCCCGGCTTAACTATGAATTCCTCCCTGATGAGCGCATGGTTCTTCCAATTCCGGGAATGGATCTTCCGATTTTCCGGAGTGATTTTGATGGTCGTGTCGATATCATCCCTGTTTCTGACCCGAATATCCCATCACAGGCCCATCGTCTGGCACAGGCACAGATGCTTCTCCAGATTTCAGCCCAGACACCTCCGGGTACCTATAACATGCGTGAGGTACACCGTTCCCTTCTGAGTGCTGCCGGAATCACCGATCCAAATCGGTTCCTTTCCCCGGAAAAGCAGCCCCAGCCACAGGATCCTGTCTCTGATGTCATCGCAGCATCCAAGGGTATGCCCATCGCTGCATTCCCCGGACAGGATCATCAGGCATATATCACGGTATTTTCTTCATTCCTTCAGGATCCGACCCTTGGTCAGAACAAGGCCCTTCAGAGTATTGGCCCTCTACTACAGGCGGCTATCCGGGATCATATGATGATGCAGTATCAGGAGACCATGGGTGGCTTTCTCCAAGGTGCTACCCCGGATGTCATGCCTGAGATCATGGCCGAGGCTGCCCAGCAGATTCTCAATGCGAATCAGCAGCTTGGCCAGTATCAATCCCTTGAACAACAGCAGCTTATGCTGGAGACCAAGGGCCTTGAACTCCGAGAGAAGGACATGGCCCAGAGCAACGCCAAGGATATTGCAGAGCTATCCCTCAAAAAGCAGGAGCTTGACATCAGAAAGCGTGGACAGGATATTGAAGCGGCCCGTGATATCGGGGCGAACACCATTCGGAGCAAGGAGGCTGATAACAAGAAGGACATCATGCTCCAGAAATTCCTCCTTGATGGTCTGGAAAAGATGCGAGACATTAACTCATCACAAGAGACCCAAGGATTTGCCAAAGGCGGAGCCGCAGAAATCAAAGGGTATAAACCCGGAGGCATGGTAACCGTTGACGATATGATTGCTTTGATCAATAGCTACGGGTCTAATCCTACGACTGATGAACCTTCTATGACACTGTTCGAGGATGTGCAGAGTCTACCAGAAGTAGAGACCCTGTCTCCCACCGACGCAAGCATGTTCGAGGCTGTGCAGAGTCTACCAGAAGTAAAGCCCATGGCACCTACGCCAGAACAGGCTACAGACGGAGAGATTTACCCGAAACCAATGTTGGCAACTGTATATGGAAAATCGTTAGATGATACACAAGCCTATATTGGGGAAGCAGAAAACGCTTCTCGTATTCTCACAGGTCACGTCCCTAAAAAGGATGGTTCTGTCATGGGAGATTCTGGTGTTACAGTTTCCACGGGTCTTGACCTCGGAAAACAGACTGAAGAAAGCCTCAGAAACATGGGTTTAGATGAAGCTTTAATTAGTAAACTGTCGCCGTTTTTAGGGAAGACGGGACAAGATGCTCTAGACTTAGTAAATTCTGAAGATAAGAATATTACTCTTACTGACGACGAGTACGATCAAATTGACAGAAAACTTTTGGAATTTGAATTCAACAATTTACAAAACCTGTGGGATTCGGGATCTATCCGTGGAATGGACCCCGCAGGGACGACACGTTGGTTTGATTTAACTCCTGCCCAAAGAACCGTAATTCAGTCAGTCCTACGACAATATGGAACATCAGGCGCTCCTACTTTTATAGGACACGCATCCAGAGGTGATTGGGAAAATGTGATTAACGAATTAGATAATTTTGTAGACCCAACCTCTGGAAAAGACAGATTCCTATCCCGCCGTGAAAAGGATTCAAATTTACTAAGGGAAGAATTAGGTCTTGATCCAGTTGATCTTGATGGAAACGACTAGTGCCTTGGCGTAATGTAGGAAATGTGGTACAAAAGAAAGTAGGCGGTAAATGGAAGAA